ACCCCTCTAGATTTTTTATATTCTTCTGGGTAGTTATTTCTAGTATGAGTTCGAATAACATTTCTAAGTGATTTTGCTTGTTGGTAGATATCTAAAAATACTTTGTCATCTTTAACTTTAGTATAAACACCTTTTGCCGTAGCAACTAAGGCATCGGATTCATCAAGCAATCTATCTATATTAGGTATTTGTGCAATAGACCAAGATATAGCACCCGTAGTAGAATCAATATCTGTAACAGTGGATTTAACTCCATCTGAAACCTTTACATCTCCTACTTCAATCTCTTTAAGTTTATATTTTTTTGCCATTTGCTATCTGTATTTCGTTTACTAATTGATAATAACGTAACAGATCAACTAAGTTATTGTCTCCAACTTTATCCGTTTTTTTCAATTCTACTAAATATTTTGCTATTTCAATTGTTTTAACTTTAGTAGCTTTATCCTTGATATTTTTAGATTCTTTAACCAATATAGACTTTAATACTTTTATTTTGTTATTATAAAAATTTCTTAAATCAGGGGTAGAGTCTACAGAGTTGATATACTCTTTAAGTACTTGTTTTTGATCACTAGTTAAAATATCATACTTATTATTAAATTTTTCTAATAAAATTCTATAAGTAAGAGTTCTTACATCCTTATCATATCCCGAAAATTCTTCTAAAATTGTTGGGTTTTTAGGATCAAGTATTTCTTTTTGGGTTAAATGCTCTAATAATGTAACCTTGTTTTCAACCAATTGATTTGGGTTTGATATTGAAGTTGAATTAGAGTTTTCAATTAATGTATATAAAGCAGCTAATTCCTTATAGTTTGATATTTTAGAACCAAAAAATGACTCTAAACTATAATGTTTTTTAATTTCATTAATTAAATTATACTTTTGTTTCTTTAAAGAAGTTCTATTAAACTTGGTTGAAGCTTCTAATATAGTATCAAGGACCATAGATGCTCTACCTTCATTTAAGACTTTAGACTTTAATATTGATTCATATAATTTATATTCCTTACCTAAGCTAGTTTTAACAAAATATTCTTTAAGAATATCAATCGCCGGGGAATCGCCACCTTTTAAGGTATCTGCTGTTATTTGGCGCACTAACAATTCAAAAAGAATTCCTGTGTTTTTGTATTTTGAGTGTTTAATTTTCATCAAAGAATATATTTATTTATAAATATGAGGAGAATATTACTCCTTTAATTGTTTTTCATCTAATAGGTTACTATCGTCCTTATCTGCTTGGAATACTAAATTTTTCTTATCTAAAGCTTCGAACATTAGTTTATTTTGTTGGAAAGATAACTTGGCACCTTCAAGTGCTAATGGACTTCCTCCTTTAAAGTTATTACGTAGGGAGTCGGAATTATTTTTGTCTTTACCTTTCATACCTTGAGTACCTAAACGATCTTTACCAAAATTAGAATCTTGTTTATTTCTACTAGTAACCGTATCTTGGGGTCTTCCTAATTTCGGATCATCTTCATTATAACCATCAGGTACATTACCTGGATCTGACATCGTTCTTCCGGCACCATATAATGAAGCTAAATCGTGTGGTGTTCCATATGATTTACCCGTTTCTTGTGGATCATTTCCTTCTGCTGCTATTTGGTCAATCCTAAATTTACGTTTAGCATCTTGTCTAGCTAAATCTCTATATTCATCATATTGGTCTTCACTAAAGTGGTAAACATTATCATAAATCCAATCAGATGGTACTAAACCTTGTTCTAATAATTGAGCTGATAGTTCTGTTTTAGATTTTAACAATTCAATTTTTTCTTGTTCTAACACAATAGATGGACTAGCCATTTGTAGTGTAAAATTGGTTAGAGTTTCGTCTGTATAACCTTGGGTATATAAATGTACTAAAGCAATTTTATTTAGTTCTGATATAATTATTCTTTGGAGTCTTTCGATTGTACGAGCAAATCTAATATCTTGGGCTGCTAATGTTGATTTACCTTCAATATCTTCTTCATACCCTAAAAATGCTTTTGGTATTTTAAGGGCAGCAAATAATTTACCTCTTAAATACTCAACATCTTGAATACCATCATATTGTAATCCCGGGGTGGTTTCAATTTTAGTAGTTTGATCATTTCCACGAACAGGGATATAAAAGTCTTCCAACATATTCTGTTGATTATACTTTAAATTATATTCACCTGTTTTACCATCTTGAAGCGGAGTACGTTTTAGATTTGAAATAGTTTTTTGCATAAATGCATCTATTTCATTAGGAGGTATTGACCCAACATTCATATAGAATATACGTTTTTCAGGAGCACGAGAGATTCTATGAATTAACATCGCATCTTCCATTAAAACATATTGTTTGTATAATTTTCTTGCAGGTTCAATATAAGATCTACCATAAGGTAAATAATTAACATCGGATATTAGTCTAAAATGAGCCATTTCATAATTATCAAAGAAAATACCTGTTTCATTTGATAAATTACCAGAAGTTGATCCAGGTACAGGGTACATACCTGAACTTATGTTATCCATCCCATCCATAGCATATCTATATCTAATAGCTGCTGGGTTTTTAGGGTCGTATCCTTCTTGTCTTTCAATATGATATGCCGTATAAGGTATTACATTATAAACACCGAATTTTTCAGCAATTTCTAATTTTAAGAAAAAATCACCATATTTACACATCTGCCTAACCCACATCCAAAGATTAAATTCTACATTTAATACATCGTAAAATAGATTATATAATATTTTTTGTATATCTTCGTTAGCACTTCTAATTTGAAGCACTTCACCCATATCATTTTTTAATGTTGATTCATCAGCTAAAATATCTAAGGCAGAAGCGATAATAGCATCATTATCCATTACATCATATTCTGAGTATAATTGTGGTCTTAAGTATTGGTAGTTTATATTAAATTGAGCTCCATATAAAGATGAAGGACTTGTAGAAAATATTCTATTATATCTATCCATCAATGAATTAGTTTCTAATTCACCTGTAGATTGTATTTTACCACTATCTATTACTTTAATTTGATCACCACCAACATTTCTAATGATTACATCAGTTGAAAATAATCTTTTTAATCTTGTAAATACGCTTTTATCAGCCATAATTTGTTATTATTATTATAAATATTACCTAAAGGAGCCATCTAATATCCTCTTTTTGTCCTCCCATATCTTGATGGTATGGGTTATCGGATCCCTGTGAGAAACCATATCCTCCTTGATATTCTGTTCTATTTACTGTCATACTACCTAATGCATTTTTGGTAGCTTGCAACCCCTGTTGGCTTAATTTTAATGCTGTGTCTCTAATATACATAGCAATACCAAAAGACATTACTAAATCATCATTATACCCACTTTGGGCCTCTGCCCTATTATTTCTCCAAATAAAGGTTTTCATCTCTTCTAACAATCTTTTTGATTGAATTGTTACACCTTTATCACTAATATATTCTTGAAATTTACCTATTACCATAGGTCTTGTTCTAGAAGACATGGTAAAACCCGCTACCATTTTTGAATGGTCTTGATATTTATCAAAATACGAATTTGAACTGGGGGAGTCACTCCGTTGTGAATAGTAAAGGTTAGGATATTGTCTATCTAATGCTACTTGTATAGTTGCCCACCCTATATTTGCATTTTCTATTACTAACATAGCTTCATTATATTCGGTAGCTAAACCTACTAATAAGTGACCATATTCTTTAGTTCCTAGTTGACCCTTATATTCGGCAACTTGTACATTATTAGCAACATCTATTACGTGACATGCTGAGTAGTCTTTTCCATCTCCACGAGCAACATCTGCTACTACAATATAATCCCGGGTATAATCAGGAGATTCCCAAACCCATAAATTTTGGTCTGCACCCCTTCTTTCCATAGGATCTTTGATATAGGTTTTTTCATAGAAGTCTAAATATTCAGGGTAGAATACAATATCCCCTGATGTGCTGAAATCACAATCACATTCTTGTGCTGCTAATCTAGGATCTCCCAATAAGGCATCTTGTGCATCCCTCCATGTTTGATCTCTTTCAGGGTGTACATACCAAGGTAGTTTAATAGGTAAAAATTGATTTTCTCGGTTTTCGGCTCGAACCCAGGTTTGATGGAACCAATTACCAGTACCATATGGTGTACTTAATGCTATACACCCACCACCAGTTGCTAATGTTTGTTGAGCTGATGCCCAAATTTCTCCAATATTATCAATAAAAGCTGCCTCATCAATTAATAGCAAAGATACTGCTTCAGATCTACCGGCGTCACTTGATGCGGATGTAGCTTTAATTTGTGACCCGTTTGCTAATCGTAAGGTTAATTTGTTGTTTTCAGGAGCATCTATTTTTAACCATGAAGGTAAATTTTCATACATGAATTTTACTTTCGTAACCATGTTTTTAGCTGTTTCCTGTTTAGTTGCTATACAAAGTATATTTTTATCCTTATGGAATATCATTAACCATAATGAATAACCAGCCCCTAAAGTAGAAATACCTAATTGTCTAGATTTTAATACTACACTATAATCATTTTCTTGAAATAACGTTAATACTTTTTCTTGAAATGGGTACAGGTTGAACTGTATGCGGCCACGTTGTGGGTGCTGTATATAACAGTATTTACGCATAAAATGTACCGGGTCCTGGGCACATTTAAGATATTCTTGACGTATTACTTTTTTTATATCTGACATGCAGTTATTTTAATATAAGGATTACTCCTCCAATTGCTATTAAACCTGCTCCTCCTAAAATCTTGTTTTTAATTCTTTGTTTTTTAATCTCAAGTTTTAATTTATCATTTAACTGTTTAGTAAATTCTAATTGAGAACCTTTGGTATTTAATATAGAATTAAAATTGATAATTTGAAAGTTAAGATTATTAATAACACTATCTTTTAATATAACTTTATTTTCTAGTAAAGAATATTTGATTGTTATTAAACTTAATTCTTTTTTAAAACTATCTCCGGTTATTAAATCCTTAATTACTAGACGAACTATTGGTTTTTTTAATTGAATCGAGGTACTGTCTATAACGTTCTGTGAAAAACTGTTCAAGCTCATCATCCCTATAAGAATCAACATTATTAACTTTCTCATTTGTTTGGTTTTTTAATATAACTATTTTGCTATCTTGTTTACTAATTTCTTGGTCTAATACTGATATTTTATTAGTTAGTACATCTATTTCTGATGTTAAATCTTTATTAATATCATGTAAAGAATTGATTTTATCA